GCCGGTATGTTCTCAACAAAGACACCATCGCCTATGTCCCGGAGACGTTCCTCATCGGACAGCCTGCAGCGTTCACCATCATTGAAGGTGCTGATGGAGTCGAGAACATCGACTTCGACTTCGACTCGGGCAAGCCTGTCGCCACTGTGAAGGTGGTTGTTCGGGTGGCTCGTTGGGCGTTGCCTGTCGGCACAGCGGTCGCCATCGAAGACCTCGGACCGGTCAACGGTAGGTGGATCGTATCCAGCACCAGTCGTTCCCTCTTCAGCATCTTCCTGGACGTCACCTTGACCAGAGCTCGCCCGGTCCTCCCGGAGCCGAAGCCGGGAGATTCTTCTTCTTCTTCTTCGTCCTCAACGTCGACGACTTCGTCCTCAAACTCGTTCTCTCCCGGTGCATACAGCCCATCGATTCGTTCAGTGGAGGGAAGAGTGAGTTGGCCAGATGACCCGACGAACCTCGTGAGTATCGGGCAGGGGAACCATCGTCTCGCAGAAGCAGCAGCAAAGTCGTTCAGTCTTGTTGAGCGTTCGTTCGGGAGGAAGATCGTTGTTTCCGACTCATACCGGTCACAAGCCACGGCGAACCGGCAGGGGAGAGAAAACCCTGGTCGGTTCGCTGTCGATTCGGCTCACTCCGAAGGTCGAGCTGTCGACGTCGACCTTCGTGCTATCGGCGCGAACCCTCAAGGAGAACCGCCGAACTGGACCAACGACGCTGTCTATCGCAGTCTCGTCGACGCCTTCACTTCGAACGGTTGGTGCAACTATCAGCTCAAGGCGGGCACTGCCAAAGGTCGCACACGTGAGCCTTGGCACTTCTCCTACCTGGTGTGCAAGTGAGCCTCGAAGCTTTCCTCCGGTCCTCTCCCCAGAAGGGCTCACCGAGCAACCAAGACTCCTTCGTAGAAGGACTATGCCGGAGCGTAGATTCAGGAGGGATGTACTTCACGATCCCATCTTGGGACTCCGGCATGCACGTCTTCGGCCCTGCTCCCTGGCCCATGAGCAGAATCGAGCTAGCGTCTGGGCACGACCACCCGGAGACCGTTCCTCAGAACGGAGCAAGGGTGCTGGTCCTGTTCCTCGGTGGAGGCGTCGATCGTCCCTGGGTCCTAGGCTGGTGGCCGTGACACATTTCTCATTCCCTTTCCGCTTCGGTGGAGACGGGGCAGCTGTCGTCGTCGAACAAGGCACCTTCGAGGAAATCGAACAGAACGTGAAGGTGTTGGTTCTGACGGAGCTGGGTGAGAGGCTCGAGGTACCAGACTTCGGAGTCTCTGACCCCACGTTCGCTTCAGAGATTGACATAGAGGCCATCGCTGCGGCTGCAGAAGAATGGGACGAACGTGCTAGCGTCGTAGTGGCGGAACCGGACTCCTTGCGTATGCTGGTTCGGAACTTGATCGTACAAGTGGAGGAGAGACAGTGACCAGCTACATCGGAGTCTCCATAGAGAGCGACCCGGAAGTAATCACCGACGAAGCTCTTGAGGCGCTCGCCCTGAGCCGTCCAGGGTTCATAGCGAAAGAAGCTCATCTCGAGGTCCAACTCCTCGAGGTCGTTTCCCGCATGACAGCGGAGACCCGGTACTTGTTCAACCTCGTACCGGACTCCATCTTCAGGTACTTTGGGGAGAGCCTCGTCAACGTAGCTCCGGTGGCAGGAGCACCAGCTAAAGCTCTCACAACCTGGACGATGATCGACACAGCAGGCTACACCATCCCGCAGGGTACTCGAGTCGCCTACCGTGTCGCTGGCGACCAGCTGGTTGTCTTCTTCACGTCCGAGGAGCAAATTGTTCTTCCGGGAGACAGTTCCATAGCTGCGGTATTCATCGAGGCTCTTGAAGATGGGACCAGCGCGAATACCTTGGGACCTTCTGGGCTCGAGCTCGTCGACAGTCTCTCCTACGTCCAGAGTGTCACAGCGGCAGGACCCACGAGTAACGGTGTTGAACGAGAGACCGACGACGCCTACCTTTCTCGGTTGCGTGACGAGATGCGACTACTCACCCCTCGTTTCGTTCTTGCGAAAGATGCTGCTGTTCTCGCTCGCCGAATCAGCGGGGTGCACCGAGCTCTCGGTATCGACAACTACGACCCGGGAGATGGATCAAGCGACAACGAGAAGATGATGACGTTGTCAGTGGTTGGGGCAGACGGCCTGGCGCTCAGTACACCCATCAAGGAAGAAGTAGAGGCGTATCTCGAGTCTCTTCGGGAACTCAACTTCGTCCTTCACGTCGTCGACCCAACCTACACCACGATCAACGTGGTGTTCACGGTGGTCGTCAACGATGGTTACACGCTGGCCGATGTAGACGATCGAGCTACTGCTGCTGTCGCAGCGTACCTCTCGCCAGCGACGTGGGCGGGTGGAGCCGACTCCCCACCAACATGGAGAACTGCAGAAGGTGTGGTGCGTTATCTCGAGGTTGCTGAAGTCTTGAACCGGGTAGACGGAGTCAACTATGTCCAGTCTCTCACGGTCAACACCACAAGCTCCGACGTGAACCTGACCGGGATCGCTCCTCTCCCCACTGTGGGAACAATCACTGGAACTACCGTCAATGCATAGTGGTTCCGCTCTCACCTACGACGGGTCGACGCTGCTGTATGACTCCGAAGAACTCTTCCATTCGCCGTTCGCTCTGATTCAACGTGTCTACGAAAGCCTCGGTCCCTGGTTCCGAGCAGACGAGAGCGGCGACCTTCTCGACTTCGTGACTGCTGCGATAGGTCCGCTCAGTACTGTTGATGGGGTCGCTCGAGACACCGAGGCCCATGTTGGTTGGGGAACACTGCTCGACGTAGATGTAGCTCCTAACTGGGCTCTACCTTGGCTGGCTCAGTTCGTCGGCGTCACCCACATCAGAGGGATGGATGACGCCAGTCAACGCATCCGGATCAAGGAGGCTTCGGGGTTCCAGCGAGGAACTCCCGCAGCAATCATCGGCGCTGCCCGACAGCACCTTACCGGCACCCGTCGAGTAGAGCTCTACGAGCGGGAAGGAAGTCCGTGGGTGTTCCGCTTGCGAACGTACCTCTCCGAGACTCCCAACTCTCAGCTCGTCCAGAAGGCTGTAGAAGAACTGAAGCCTGCCGGGATAGTGTTCAACTACGAGATCCAAGAGGGTCTCGAGATCAACGGTCTGGCTGGAACAATCGACGACCTAGCTGGAACAATCGACTCATACGACAACATCATCCCCGTCTAGGAGGAACAAATGCCCGGAACAACCGCCAAAGGAGTGCCATACCCGCTGGGGGCCGACGCTGCTGCCACGATCGACACGACCGTACAAACGCTCGCAGATTGGGTCGACGCTCGACCCGGTGTCGCTACCGTGACCACCGCTCAGCGGAACGCCTTGACAGGAGCAGGCCTCTGGCAAGGTCGGACTGTTTGGAACTCGAGCGTTGGAAGACTCGAAGTCTACGACGGGTTGAACTGGGTGAACTCGGTAGCGGGTATCGGGCTCGTCTACCACGGCACCGGGACGCAGGAATTCACGGCATTCCAGACGACGGATGTCACAATCGACACCGAGGTGTTCGACATTGGCACAGTGGGGGCTGTCGGTTCGGCGGTGCTGACTGCGCCAGCAGACGGGCTATATGTGCTCGTACTTGCCGGGTCCCGCTCGGCCGGTCTCGGCCAGATAAACTTCACAACAGCAATCCCAACCGCCACGGCTAATCCGGAACTTAGCATAAATGTCGCAAACACGAAACGACTCTCTGTGCCCCTCTGGCTGGCAAGCGGCGACACCATGTCGCTCAGTGCCGTCGAGACGTTCAGCGCCACTCTCACTTTCGATGTGAAGCTGTACCGGATCGCCTGATGTCCGAGTGGTGGTTTACCGCGCACCGGGGCGAAGCTGGCCGACCTGAACGTGGCTGCGTGGTCGTCGACCGATGTGCTCAAATAGTTCGCACGAGGCGGGGTGGGCGCTCCGACACGCTCTCCACCCCGCCTCGTGCTCAACCCCGCTGTAGTTGGGCCGATCTCTATTCCTCACTAGGGAGAACGGAAAGGAGAGGGTAATCGAGCCGCTCTACCCAGGACACGCAGAGCGCTGCGACCTGGATCAGCTCTTCCGCCAGCCGAGTCGGGTCGCTCTCCTGGAATGCTTCGGCGATCTCTTCACGGACCAGATGCACCCAAGTGACCGGGGCTTCGTCTGCATATTCGTCGTAATCCCACCTGAGCGCCACCTGAATCTCGTCAGCCGAGTCTCCTGTGTATGGACCCAACCAACATGTTTCGGGGCCGGTCCCGCTCTGTGTCGTCAGGTTCTCCCGACCGTAACGGGACTCCTGAGCCTGGCGCTCGGCGAACACCAGACCCAGGACGAGCCTGGTACGGTCGGGAGTTGTCTCCCTCACGCCTTCCGGCTTCGGGGCTTCTTGAGAGCTGCCGCCATCGAGCTCTTGGGAGCAGCCTTCTTGCGAGCGGGTGCGATGGTTACGACACCCATGGCGTCGGCGACGGAACCTCCCGATGCACGAGCAGCCAAGACCGCGGCCTGCTTGAGGGCGTCCTTGAACGGACGACCGGCCAGCTTGCGGGTGCCGGACTCCATCGCCTTCAGAGCGTTCATGACCTGGGCGACTTCCTCCGGGGTGGTCTTACCGGAGCCTTCCTCGATTCGGACGAACCGGCTGTAGGTGATGCCAGCGGCCTCGGCGACCTTGTCTTGCGACAGGTTCTTCGACTCGCGCAGATCACGGATGTTGGTGGGTTGCTTCTTGCTGGGCACGGTGTGCCTCCTTCTTTGGTTGGTGAGTGGGCAGGGAGGAATCGAACCTCCGTGTTGCTCCTCCGAGCTGCCCGGATTCTTCAGCGGTCGTCTGACCGACGCTCCATCTCGATATTGTGGTCGCCACGCTCGGCGAGGATGTCGAGCGCTTCCTCGAGGCTTGGGTAGTTGAAGCCATGGTTGTGGGCGCATGTCTCGCCGTACCCAGCCGCACGGCTCTGAGGGTTGCTGAGTGGGCTGCAGCAGTATCCACAAGCGCTCGCCTTGATACCGAACATGCGGGCAGCTTCCTCCACGTTCTCGGCGATCCGCTTCTGGACGCTCTGGGAGACGGCCTTCGAGAGTCGCTGCTCGTCCCAGCTGCCGACCGAACCGAGCAGCTGGACGACGAACGTGTACCCAACCCACTTGCCCGACTCGGGGCTGTCAACCTTGTAGAAGACGTAATGGCCGTCCTCAGCCGGCAGAGCGTAGCGACCGTTGGGGACGGTGGCTCGCTTGGCGGGAGCGATCTCCAAGAGCTCTTCGATGACTGCCGACATGAGTTCGGCGGTCAGGTTGTGGTTCTCACGTGCCTTGTTCAGATGCTGGCGGATGGCTTCCACATCCTCACGCTCCGAGAGGAGGACACGGACGAAGTCCTTCTGCTTGGTGGTGGCAGGGGCACCTTTTGCATTCGAGCTCGAGGTAGCGTCGGGCAGGGCGAGAAGTCGGTCGATGATGGCGCTGGCTGCGGTCTTGTTGACCTGGGTGGCGGCGACCTGCTCGGCGAGCTTGGCGACGTCTAGACCCTCGGCAGCTGACAGGTCCTTGCGGTCCATCAGCGCCTGGATGAAGTTGGTCTGCTTCTGGGTGGCGTAGCTCACCTTGAAGGTGCCGTACTGGTTGCTGGTGTCGGAGCCTGCAGCTGGGCGAGACGTGAGTGCGTTCATGACGCTTCGATCTGTGCGTCGAGGACTTCGTTGCGTCCGAACCGGAACTCCACGTCGGTGGTGGTGGTGACCGTGACCTTCGGGTAGTTGGTCGGGGTCGTGGCTTCGACCTCGACGCTCTTGACGTCGTACCAGAACCCTCGGCGAGCGATGCTGTTGTACCCGACGATGCGGAACGAGTCTCCGGGGATAAGGTTCTCTGCGATGGTTTGGATGCGCTGTGCCATGGTGAAGTCTCCTCGTTCGGTGCTGGCCCCGTTGGCCAGTAACAACCATGATAGTACATCCCGCCGCAGAAAGCTACCCCAGACAAGAACTTTCTTGAGAAAAGACGAACCACCCCACCTTCCCAGGTGGGGTGGCGACTCGACCAGAAGTCCCGATCAGCCTCGAGGTTCTGCCTGCCTGACTGTCTCTGGCGCCTTGGGGACGCTGGGGATGTTGGCTGCGGCGATACCGGATCGTTCGACCGGGGCAGCCACAGCCACCTCGACAACGGTCACCGGTGCCACGTAGTCCTTCGAGACGTGGATCACGAGAGGCTGGCCGTTGAACGTCCAGCCGGTCGGCATACACACCTCTTGCGGTGCACCCTGATACCAACCGGTGTAGCAGTTGGTTGGATCGGGGATCGTTGGCGGGCACACCTCGATCGGCGCACCCTGGTACCAGCCGGTGTAGCACTCGTTCTGTGTCTCTTGGGCGCCAGCGGGAGTGCTGCCGACGAATGTCAGTACTGTTCCGGCGAGAATCGCCAGAAGGAATCGTTGCATGTTTCTCTCCTCTTGTTGTAGTTGTTGAAGCTTTCACTATACCCCACCAATCCTGGGAAAGCTATCCCTCGGCAGGAAGTTTTTCGAGAACTTTGATTCCGGCTTCCCGGCAGGCGGCTGCGACGTTGGCTGCCTTCGTGGTCTGGATCTTGCAGAACGTATCGGAGAGCTGCTTCCCACCACGCTCGAGTCTCCGCTGAGCGGCGATCTCTGGCGCCACGTCAAGGTAGACCACCGTGAGCTCGGTGACCTCGTGAAGCGCTGTCAGGAACCCCATGTGTGAGAGCCGAACACCTTCGCCGAACACCCAGTCAAGTCCGAGCAAGGGGAGAGCCTCTAACCACTCCACCGCTCTGGGTCCTCCAGACAGCGATAGAGCGTCCGTACCGGGGAACTCGGGGCGCATGTGACCGAGATACGCTCCTCGTCCCTTCTCGGGGTGCTCGAGGTAGTGTCCGAAGACCTCCCGCTGCCACCGAGTGTACGGGCCAATGGCCCAGCCCTGTATGAGCTGGGCCATGGCCGTCGACTTACCGGACCCCGGAGCGCCGATGATGTAGACCGAGCGGATCATTTCCAGAGCGACAAGGCCAGCGTGTACGCTTGGACCAGCAGATCATCGACCAGGGCCTTCTGGAACTCTGGTCCTCTTGCAGCCTCGAGCCTATCGAAACTCGCAACGATGTCGTTCCCCGAGCTGGACCCCACCAAACCTCGGAGGAGGATCTTGACGTCGTGCGGTTCTCCGAGACCGCCGCCAAGCCAGGACCGGTACTTCGCCAGGTACAACATGAGGTCTTGCGCCGTGTCAGCCTGGGTCTCGTCCGGCGTGTCCTTGCCGCTCTCGATCCGGTCGACCTTGCGAGCGATGTTCGCCAAGATCATGTACTCGCCTCGCCGCTTCCAGCTATCTCCGTACGCATCGTGCTTCTGGGAATGGAGGTTGTTGACGAAGTCGAGGAAGTCGCCGTCGCTCGGGTCGGACACATCCATCTCGAGCTGCTCGTCCTGCGGCGTCCCAGCAGGCTTGACGCCGACCCTGCACGCCTGGGCCAACCGGGTGCGGGCGAGCGGCTCGAGGAACATCTCGTCTCCTGTCCAGTACCACTGCAGAACACGCAACCAGGAACGCAACATTGGTTCTGGGAAAGCCTCGACGGCGGCACCGTACTCTCCCCTGCCGAAGCGGATCGACTCCTCGAGCTCGAACCACTCTGCCGCCAGCTCGTCGAATCGCTCGAGGACGTTGATCCCATCGAGGTCGAACCGAGGCGAGTCGCTATAGAGGAAGTTGCCTTCCATTTCAGCCAACTTCCCAGCCTTTCCCCAGTGCTGCCCGTACAGGTGGAAGCTGGTCACGGAGAAGTGGAGCGAGCCGACCTTGAGCCCTGCGATATGGGCCACGAGCTCCTGAAGCGCCGACCACTCGAAAGCATTGATACCGCTCCAACCCCACATGGCGTCGTTTGAGCGGATGCCAACGTGGAGGTCGAGCAACCCGTTCCTGGAGCTCAGCGACAACCAGTTGTTGCATGCGATGTCTTTCCCGGGAGTCGTGTCGACGGTGGGGTCCCAGATTGTGGCGACCGCCTGCCGGGATCCAGGTGAGTCGGCAATCGTGTCGACGAGGTACGCCAACTGGTCGACACCGTGGTAGTTGCGCAACCGAGGACCGTAACCTGCGCGCCACTCCTGGCCGTCGTCGCTGAAGTCAATCGCTCGGGGAAGGTAGTGGCTCAGTCCGGCAACGTCGTTGCGTCCGGACAACACCCACATCGTCTCCACGATCTGGGCGGCGATGTTGGCATTGCGTCCAGGCAGGACGATCTCCCGCTTCCAGGGGCGCTCGAGCGTGATGCCGACGTGCATGAGCTCGACGGTATTCCCAGCTCGAGAGCTGAACACCTGCCCCTTGTCGAGAAGGTCACCCATCAGACGGGGCAAGGCGTCGTTGACGTTGTTGAATCGGTAGTTGTGGTTCATAGTGTGTCCTCCCAGGACGTTGCTCGTTGTAGTGAAACGACTTCTGCATTCTTGCTCTTGAGGAAGCTGATTAGATCATCCCAGGATCGCCTCGCTGTGCTCTGGACACCGCTGAGATACCACATTCCTTCGAAGCAGATAGCTGCGTAGACGTAGGTGAGAGGGTTCTCTGGGTAAGCCACAGCCATCTTGATGACCTCGCCAGGTTCCGGCTCAGCCATCCGCAGGTCTAGCTCCTGCTCTGGAGTCATAGGTCTTCATACCCTTCATGGTTGGTGGACTTCTGATGTCGAGCAACTCCCGGTGGGTGCGAGACCAGTCCGCACGAGCAGCGTCGCCTCTTACGAGCGTTCCGACGACTGTACTCCCGGTGCTGTTCTGCGTATTCTGGATCGTTCTTGAGCCGCTCTGCATGGGTCCGACCCATGTGTTCTCCTCTTTCCTTCATAGCTTCGGGGGTCTGTGTTGCCCTAGCTTTCTTGAGGGACTCCAAGACTGCCGGTCCTGCGGGGAGGAGACCAACCTGGCGACCGAGCTGCCTACGCTTCGCTGCAAACTCGGGTTCTGATCGGAGCCGTTCCGCCTGAACAGCAGCCAGCCTTCTCCCGTTCTCTTGAAGAGCCATACTCAACCATGGGTCGTTCTCGATATCGTGGTGTCGGTGGCACGATACACACATGGGTTGGTAGCACCCAAACAAGTCTTCAGAGCAGGGTCCGTGGTTGGCGGTCCTGGGCACTTCTGGTTCCCCGTTGTACCGATATGCCCATTCCTGGGCTGCTCCACCGCAGGATACGCACGCCTGTTCAGACGCGGAACCTCGCTGCTCCTGCAGAGCATCATGTATGTCTCGGTAGTTCATATCAACTCCTCGTCGTAATAGCTCGGGAGAATAGGGTCTGGTTGCGGTCCTGGATGGGCAGGCTTGTACCCTTTCTCTGGCAGTTTAGCAGCTTTAGCATGTCGAGTATACTTGCTCCACTCGCAGAGGAGGTTGGAGCCGATGTCCATCAGGCTTGGTGAACGATACCCCAAACGAGGCGAGTTAGCTACCCCACGCACTTCTTTCACGACACGGCGCACGACGTCCATTGTCTTGGCGTTCGGGTCGAGAGCCTTGGCACCCTTGATAGACCCAGGGCCAGGCACTAGGAATTCTTCCTCCCGGTCTTCGCCGCACTGGTATCCCCAGTCGGTCAGAACCTGCATGGACATGAAGTCGCCGACACCCTTGTTGCGCCGGAGCAGCTTGAACCGTTCGGCCTGCGTCTTCGCCTTCCCCCACTCCGGCATGATGTCGTCTGGCGACCCAGGAGTGAAGAGACGCTTGGTGAGGTCGATGATCGAGTCGAGCTTGTCGGTTCCCGGTGTTGACGATTGTGGGAACACGAGGTATGCACCGGTGAACATCGAGCGCTGGCTCGTGCTCTTGGTCCGTTCGATCTTGTGAGCTGTGTACGAATGACTCTTCTCCAGGATCGTCTTCGTCTTGATCTCTCCACGGTACTCGTGCCACGCAGCTCTTACATCCTCGAGCTGGCTCACGGTTGGGTACCCTGTCGTGAGGTCGAGGTACTCCCAGGTCTCTACCCTGCCGGTGTGCCGGTAGAGGAAGGCACGCATGAGTGTGTCCCGAGGGTCGAGGTCCGGCTCGAACAGATCCGTCACGAGGAACTGGGTGCCTGGGTCGAGGATCCTGAACACGTTGGTGAACTTGAAGTTGGCGAGGATTGGGTCTTCGGTCCAGGGTTGTGGAGCACCCGCCTGCCGCTGCTCCCAGATGCGGTGCCGCTCAACCACGAAGGCGAGGAAGTCGTTCATGGCGACGTACCTCCA